GGTCGGTGTCGCGACAGGCGCGAAGATTGCCACGCCATGATCATCACCGAGTCCGACCGCGAGACGATCCGCGAGATAGACGAACGCAACGCCCGTTGCATGGCCACCTGGCTTTTTCTCTGGCGTACCCGTGCCCGGTGTGCGGACTACCTGACCCCTGGGCTGCGGATGTACGAAAACCTGTGTCTGGAACGCAAGCGCAGGTTGGCCCGCGCGTGGCTGAGGGCGAACGTCAAACCGGTCAAAACCAACGTCATCCAGTTCAGGGCGCGGCGATGATCGAGCGCGAAACCGAGACGGTCCGCAATATCCGTGTGCAACTGTCGCACGGGGATGCGCGACTGTGGCGCAATAACGTCGGGTCCGCGTGGCAGGGTAACTGTCGCAATCACGGAGGCGGACTCATGACCATCGTCCACCCGCGCCGAGTGCATTTCGGACTCTGCCAAGGCTCCGCTGACCTGATCGGATATCAATCCCTGATCGTAACTCCTGAGATGGTCGGCCAGCGCATCGCCGTATTCGTCGCCATCGAGGGTAAACGTGTCAACGGCAGTTACGGGACCGGCCAGCGCGAATACCTGGATCTGGTCAACCGGGCCGGAGGGCTTGCCGGAGTCGCGCGAACCGTCGATGATGCAAAAATCATTCTGGGGGGCACATGGCCACGAACGATGAGCAGATAATCATCAATGTCGTCCATCGACACTTGAACACCATCCCGCGCCCGGAACACATTTACGTCCGCGATTCCGAAGCATCCGAACTTCTGCGAGCGGTCAGCAACATCGGCCAGTTCTCATCGCTCGGGTTTTCGGACAACTATCTGATGGACGCAGCACGTTCCGCACTTATTGCTGGACACCCGTGGGATGTGCCGGAAAAAATCCAGCTCGCCGGGTGCTGGCTGCGGAGGATGTCGTGATGGCTACCCTGAACACGCCGCAACAACTGCGGGCGCTCGCGCGCGAGGTCAAGCACATCGCTGCGCAGATACCTCAAATATCTGAAAACGCGCGTCTCGATGCGTGCCTCGCGCAGTCGCGCATCGAGGTCGAAACCCTCAAACGATGGCTGCTCAATCAAAAACGCGAAACCGACAAGTGGCGCTCGGCATACGCGGAACTGGCACTGAAAACCCGATGAACGCTCAAACCCGAAAACTGCGCGCACTCATGATCGAGCGGCGCCTCACCTGCCCGAAGGTCGCCGCGATCTGCGGGCGCACACCGCAAACCGTGCGACGATGGCATTGCGGACTGGTCCCGGCCCCTCGATGGGCCCTGGAACTCATTGCACTGAAATCCTGACTCCGGGGGCGCCGTGGCGATCAATTTCGAGGCGCTCGCGACTCATTTACTCGCTTCGGGCGACATATTGCTCCAAAACTGGTTCCCTGCCGGCAAAAAACAGGGGCGGGAGTTCATGGTGGGGAACCTGTCCGGCGAGCCGGGGGAATCGCTTTCGATCAACCTGAAAACCGGCAAGTGGTCTGATTTCGCGACCGGCGAGACCGGGGGGGATCTGATCAGCCTGTACGCCGCAAAACACGGGATATCCCAAGGCGATGCCGCCCGGCACTTGGGGCCCGAATACGTCGGGCACGTGGCGCCGGTCCAGTCGGTGAACATCGCCGGACCCAAGACCGACCCGTGGATACGACCGCCCTTGACAGTCATCGATCCGGTCCGGTTCGAGCACCGGGTACTGGGTCCAGCGTCCGATTACTGGGTGTACCGCGATGAGATCGGACCCATGTTCGTTGTGGCGCGATATGACCAGCCCGAAGGCCGCAAGCAAATCATCCCGTGGGTGTGGAGCTCCTCCAAGTGGCTTGCCAAGTGGCCGGCAGCTCCCCGACCCCTGTACGGACTGGACCGGCTGGCGAAGATGCCCGCCCGGCCCGTCCTGCTGGTCGAGGGCGAGAAGGCCGCCGAGGCTGCGCAGGATCTGTTTCCCACCCGACCGTGCATGACCTGGCCCTCAGGCACCAGTGGTGTCCAGTCGGCCGACTGGACGCCTCTCAAGGGCCGTAGCGTTGACATCTGGCCGGACGCGGACACACCGGGCCGACATGCAGCGGCGCAAATCGCCGGCATCCTGATCGGGCTCCAGTGTACTGTCCGCGTGGTGGACACTCAGGACAAACCCAGCGGATGGGATCTGGCGGACGCTCTGGCAGAGGGGCTCACGTCGGCCGATATCGTGGCCTACGCGCGCAAGAACATCGCCGCGGTTCTGCCGCCCAAACCGGTGCGGAAAACCCCGGAGCTGGCGGAGTCGGCGGTAGTCAAAACCGATCCAGGTGTCCTGATCCACAATAATTCCATCCCGTCGATGATCAACCGATGGGGCACCATGGGGTTAGCGCTGCGATCTAACGGATCGCCGTATCCCGATCAAGCAAATATCATGCTTGCGGTGCAGCAAAAATCAGGGTACACACCGTCATTCGATTTGTTTGCCGGACGACCGATGCTGGGGGATCAGGAGTTATCCGATAGCGCGGTGCTGAAAATCACCCAGTGGCTGCAAACCGAAGTCGGGATGCGCAACGCATCAACCCGGATTGTCAACGATGCGCTGATGTGCGAGGCGAACTCGCACGCATACAACCCGCTCACCGACTGGCTCGGTTCTCTCACATGGGACGGTAGCGAACGGCTGACGGACCTCATGAGCGAGGGATTCGGGGCCGATGCGAACGAGTACACTCGCGCGGTGGGCCGGTGTTTTCTGATCGGACTGGTGGCGCGTGCCATGCGACCGGGGTGCAAGCTTGATTCCATGCCGGTATTCGAGGGGTCCCAGGGCGCCGGCAAATCGACGGCGCTTGCGGTGCTGGGCGGAAAGTGGTTTGCCGAGATCCACGAATCCATCGGCTCCAAGGATTTTTACCTATCGATCGCCGGTAAGTGGCTGGTCGAAATCGCAGAACTGCACGCCTTCCGGCGCGTCGAGGTCGAGCGCATCAAGGGCATCATCACGACCAGCACCGACCGGTTCCGGTCCCCTTACGAACGATATTCGAGGGACCACCCGCGCCAGTGCGCATTTGCGGGGACTACGAACCTCGACGACTGGAACGCGGACGAAACCGGAGCGCGTCGATTCTGGCCGATCAAGTGCAAATCCTTGGATCTTGACTGGCTGCGCGAGCATCGCGAGCAGTTGTTCGCCGAGGCGGTACACCGGTTCAATTCGGGCGAGGATTGGTGGGTGATCCCCGAAGGTGAGGCCAACATCGAGCGCGAGGCGCGCAGGGAAACCGACCCGTGGGAGGCGCAACTGCGGACCTACATCGATTCGCGAGATGAGATCGCAATCGCTTCGGTCCTCACCGATATCCTCGAAATCGAGCCGGGCAAGCAAGACATGGTGGCGCAGAAACGCGTGACCCGGATCTTGCGCGCAAACGGGTTTGCGGCTGTGCAGGACCGGAGCGGACCGTCCGTGGTCCGGCGGTGGGTCAGGTCAAAATCGTGGCGGTCAGAGCACCAGCCAGAACACAAATAACGCGATCAGGGCGAGGCCCCAGAATTCCTCGCCGAGCGCGTACCAGAAAACCATGCCGGCGCCGATCATCAGGAGCATTGCGGCTACGTGAATCATTTCCAGTCTCCTTTCCACGGGTGTTTCGCGGCATACCTCTGGTTTCGGCGCAGGTCGCAATCGTCCAGGACCGTGGCGATCGCCGAGCAGACCAGGTACAGAGCCAGCAATCCCAAGATCAGGGCCGGGGCCCATCCGCAGGTTACGATCCAGTGCATGTGAGTTTCTCCTGCGCCGCGAGCGCCTCGATTGCGCGACGAATGCCCTGCGACACGTTTCCGTGACCGAGCTGCCGGGCCAGCTCCACGTGCGTAGGGGTGAGGTTCGCCGAGCACCGCACCGCATCAAGCATGCGGGGCCGGCCGGGGCCTCGACTCCCCGGGACCGTCTGATTGCTCATTTCTGCCGCCTCCATGTGTTGTAGTCATCGACTGACTCAAAACAGAGGTATCCGCCCTCGACCTTGACGATTTTTGCGGCCCATGGGCAGGCGACCTGCGCTTGCTTGCGGGTGTCACACTCGACAAATTCCGTTCTGCTCATCTTCCTCTCCTGCCCCTGATCCCGAGGCGCGGTGTGCTGGATGTCAGCGATGGGGATATATTATACCTAAAAACGTAAATGTCAATACAAAAACACAAATATCCATAACTATCTCAGTCGCTGTCCGCACACTGGTCGATCATCTGCACCGACATCGACGGGTCGGCCCCGAAAAACCAGGCCGGCACCTGCCCCGTCTTCTCGGTTTCCGCAATCGCGAGAGCAATCAAACCCCTGATGCCCGCCGAACGCCTGATGCGCGCACGCCGGCAAATCTCATCGAACACCACCAGTTTGTGATCCGGGATCCGTATCTCCAAACGCATATCCAATTCCTCCTCATCGTTGTCCTCAACAAACCAGCCGGGCACCTGCCCCAGCTTCCGATCCTCCGCAATCAACAGCGCAATCAGCCCCCGAACCGCACACATCCGGGTCATCGGCTGCGCCTTCTCCTCCCACAAAAACCGCCTGATCCGGTCCAGGTCTCGCACGCGACGCGATGACACCCGAACCTGAAAAAGATGCCCCTCACTCCACCAAACTGATCCATTGTTCAAAACGCGACGGTAGACTCTCATTTTTTGTGTTTCCATAAATATCAACGACTTCCATCGTGTACCAGGTCTAATTTCGCAAACCCCCCACGCAAGAGTGATAGAAAAAACCATGTACAAATCATTGTAACGTACAACGTATCATATAGCAACACTTGCCGTAGTGTACGGTTTGTACATGTTTTTTTTTATAAGTCTTGAAAAACGCAAATTGACCAACCGCAGTGCTACTTTCACGATTATGAAAATTCATTCAGAATCCAAGACACGTTACATCAATACCGTAATGTACGGTTGTGCAGTGCAAAATCGGAAATTACCCGTGACATTGCGCTGCACAACAATGTACAGTTAACTCCCCCGTTGCGGCGCACCACTCCACTCTGCGGACAGCCTCCACGGTGCGGACAGTGCAATATGTCAAATCGTTTTTGCCGTCTTGTCGCATTTAGAACAGTGGTTTTTGGTCGGTTTTCGTGAGTTTCGGCGTGTGTTTTCCCTGGCGGTCCGGGCCCGTCAGGTTGTCAACGGCAGGCCGGCATGCGCATGGCCCGGCTCGATCTCAGCAGGTCGGCATGCAGTGGTCCGTGATGACCAGGGTTCGGGTTCTCTAACCTGGCGATCGGGGTCTCGGCCCGCAGGGGGCGATGGCCCAAGGGTATCGGGCCCAGTTGGGCAACCCGGTCGGGATCGCAGGCCGGCATGGACACCGGGCACATCGAGGCGCACGATCGCCAGGCCGGCACCGGGCCGGCGTCGACCGAGGTTACGTTATGGCAAATCGGGCTCCGGCCGGCAGGCCGGGTCGGCCAGGCCGATTGGGTTCGCCGCCGCGCGGGCGCGCCCACGCCCAGCCTTTACCCCCCGGAAAAAAAATCGATCGTAGTGGTGAGGGGTTGAGGGAGTGTGGTCGGTGTGGTGGGTGGTATCCGGTGGGGGCGTATCGGAGGGCTGGTGGAGGGAGGAGGAGTGGTACGTGTAGGTGGTGTAGGAAGGGGGATGATTCGGCGCATGCGGCGAGGAGGAGGGCGGTGAGTGGGAGGCACACGGGGGCGGATGTGAGGGCGATATTTGAGAGGCAGAGGGGGAGGTGTGCGTGGTGTTGTTGTCCGTTATGGGGTGGGTATCACGTGGACCATGTGATGCCGTTGAGCCGTGGTGGGAGTGATGATGCGGACAATTTGCAGTTGATGTGTGCGCGTTGCAATTTGAGGAAGGGAGCGAAGGTTGGAGCGAGGGTTGGGGGATGAGCGGGTATGACGCGTTGGAGTTCGAGAAGTTTTGTAACACGTTGCGGATTGACACGAAGGAGCGTGGTGAGATTTTGCTTGGGCGGAATTTGCTGGGGACGCAGAAGTGGGTGATGAGGGAGATCGAGAGGGGGTTAGGGGAGGGGGTACACAATTTTGTGACGTTGAAGAGTCGGCAGATAGGGATCAGCACGATTTCGTTGGCGTTGGATTTGTACTGGGTATTCAGGCATGGGGGGTTGAGTGGTGCGTTGATCACGCATGATGAGCCGTCGCGGGATCAGTTCAGGACGACGTTGGACATGTACTACGGAGGGTTACCGGTGGGGTACAAGCAGCGGATAGTGTCGAACAACCGCAATGCGATTGTATTTGGGAACAAGTCGAGGTTGAGTTATCGGGTTGCGGGAGTGAGGGCCAAGGGAGGTGGGGCGTTGGGTAGGTCTGCGGCGCTGACGTTTTTGCATGCGACGGAGATGAGTTCCTGGGGTGATCCGGAAGGGTTGAGGAGTTTGAAGGGCAGTTTGGCCGAGCACAATGCGTTGCGGTTTTTTCACTGGGAGAGTACGGCGCGAGGGTTCAATCACTTCTTTGACATGTGGGAGGAGGCGAAGCGCTCGATCACGCAGCGGGCGATTTTCGTTTCGTTTTGGGCAAACGAGTTTTACCGTGCGGAGCGGGATTCGGACATCTGGTTGACGTACTGGGGGCACAAGGGGCGGATGACGCCAGCGGAGCGGGACTGGGTTCGTGAGGTAAAGGCGCTGTATGACGTGGATGTAGATCCGCCGGTGATTGCGTGGTGGCGTTGGAAGATCGCCGAGGAGATGGGCGATGAGATGATGATGTTCCAGGAGTTTCCGCCGACCGAGAATCATGCGTTTGTTGCGACGGGTTCGCAGTTTTTCTCGACCGCTGCGGTGAGCAATGCGTACAAGGCGCAGCGTGGTGAGAAGTCCCCGGAGATGTACCGGATACACGTAGGGACGCACTTCTCGTCGACGGCGCTGGTGGCGTGTCCGGGGCGGGTTGCGACATTGAAGGTCTGGGAGCAGCCCAGTGCGAAGGGCACGTATGTATTGGGCGCGGACCCTGCATACGGGTCGAGCGAGACGGCGGACCGGTTCTGTCTGTCGGTGTGGCGCTGTTACTCGGACCGGCTGGTGCAGGTGGCGGAGTTCGTTGACCCGGACATGGCGACCTACAGTTTTGCGTGGGTACTGGCGTACCTGGCGGGAGCCTATGAGCCGTGTCTGGTGAACCTCGAGATCAACGGGCCGGGGCAGGGCGTGTTGAGCGAGCTGCACAACATGCGGCGCAACGTAGTGGCGGGGAATTTCGATTCCGCGAGCAGCCGGGAGGCGCGCACGTTGTTTTCCGTCACGAAGAACATCGGCACGTATCTGTACCGGCGGCTGGATTCGATAAACTCGATGCCGGGCGCGATCCACACGCAGACGAATTTCCAGATGAAAGAGCGCATGATGAACGGGTTCCGCGATTACATGGAGCGCGGATTCCTGCAGATCAGGTCGAAGGATTTGATTGATGAGATGAAAGGAGTTGCGCGCCACGATGGGGGCGCACCAGCCGCACCGACGAATGCGCACGATGACCGGGTGATTGCCGCGGCGCTCGCGTGCATGGCATGGAACGATCAGCGGCGAACCCAGTTGATCGTGCAGAACGCGACCTACGAGAATATCACCAACGCAGAAGAAAAGGGCCCCGATGGTGTGGTGGACCGGATAGTGAAGAATTACCTGAATCGGGTCAGCAACGATATAAACGCACGAAACGCACGAAACGCACGCAGGTGACGCATGGCATACACCGGAAACAGGGATCACCCTGTAGAGATCCAGCGAGAGGGGATTTACACCTACGCACAGATTCGCGAATTCTGGGAGGAGTTCATCGACAACGAGGATTACGGATGGGTGGGGCGCGGTGCGATGGCCGCACTGAACAGGACGTTCGGGCTGAAAAACGGTTCGATCCAGAACCGGCTCGCGCACGGATGGATATGGCCGCGGGAGCAACCGGGGTTTACCCGGATCATCAATCAGTTGATATCAGGGGAGCTGGTGCCGGTGAGAACAGGACCGAACACCATGGCCGCCGTGTTCACCGAGAATCCGACCCCGCCCGTGCCGCGCTCTCAGAAGATGAAGATGCACGCGCAGTTCGCTCCGGTACGATCACCGGTCACTGCGCGCAGAATTTCGCCTCTGAAATTGAAGCGAGAGCCGCCCACCATGCCACCGCCGGCACTACCCAGGTTCTCGCACGCATTTGAAACCGTTCTGCGGGCCCGGTCTCAGGAAACAGTGGCCGACAAATCCGATACCGCCGATGCCGAGGAGGGTGTCGGCTGAACGATGGCGATATCCACGTGCGCCACGTTTGAGTGAGATGACTCGGCAGCCCCCTTGAGAGTCGTCGTCACGGTGTAATCCCATGATCCGCTCGGCACATCGGTATCGGTGTAGTGGTTCGACGGTCCCACAACCGTTGAGTTGGTCGAGATCAGGGAGCCGGACCGGTAGATTTTCACGTTGTCCACATCCGAAAGTGTGAACGGGGTTCCATCGACACGGGTTGATGGAATCGTCCACTGCAAGGTCACGTTCGCCATGCTGAATTGCTCCGTAAATGAAAATCCGCGTATTCCAAGAGTGCGCACCCGGCGCGCTCGCCGATGAATTTGACTCACGGCGCAAGAATTGCATACATTCGGCTTCGTGGCAAAGCTTCGAGCGTGGTGAACCTTGGCTGTAGTGCGTGAGTATCGCTGTAAGGCGCATGGGGAATTCGAGTCCACGAAGGCGAGGTGCCCGCATGGCTGCTCCGCAAAGTTCGTAGTTCAGGAATTCCGCACGCCTGTAGGCACCCGCTCCGCGCGAACCCGGTTTGCCGATGCGGCGATATCAGACCTGGCATCCGCATACCGACTCCCGGACGTGCGAAACACCGTCGATGGGGATTCGGTCATGACCACCCTGCGCAGATCCCCCTCATACGCGCCTACATGGGGACAGGTGCAGCACGCAGCACCGGGGTTTTCCAGAGATCCGAATGCATCGGTCCCGGTATTCGACCCGCGCGCATCCGGAGTGATGCCGGCCAATGTGCTGAAGGATGTTCAGCCCATGCTCACCGGCCCGAGGCCGAATGTCGTGGCTCGGCATGACGCGAAAGTATGAAAATCCCCGCTGACGTACCCGCCCGATATTCGCTGTATCAGGACCTGATGCGCGATTGCGTGGCGACCCGCTCAGATCGCAGACGGGCATACGCAGCATGGCGCAATTATTACCTGTACGGGGCCGATGGCACCACCCGGAACGAGGCGCGGTACAACAAGATTTACCCGCATATCGACACGACCACATCGTTCCTGTACTCGCAGGAGACCACTCGATTCTCGGTACAGCTTGCGGCCAACATCTCGCAGCTCGAAATGCGCAAAGTCCCGGCTGTCAACCGCGCGATCAACGATGAATGGATGAACTCGAACACCGATATTGTGTTCGGGAACGCGCTCACATGGTCGTTCGTGTACGGGTCCATGTTCATCAAACCTCGCTGGCGGGTCGATGGCATAGAGCCGTTCGTGGTGGACCCGCATAATTTCGGGGTTTTGCGCGAGGATTCACCGGGAATTCACTCGCAAGAGGCGTTCTGTCACACCTATTACATCAGCAAGGGCCAGCTCGCCGCCGAGCTGGACGCCGCGCGCCACCCGCAGCGCGAACGGATCATGAACGCGGTCACCGCGACCCAGAAGGCCAACATCACCGACACTACGCCGATGGATCGGATCATCACATCCGCATCATCGCCGATGGTCACCGGGAACGTGAACATGCAGTTGTCGGTGCGAACGCAGTACGCGCCGCGCGTGTCCCACGAACTGGTGGAGATGTGCGAGCTGTACGTGTGGAACGATGACACCCAGGATTACCAGATCGTCACGCTCGCAGATCCGATGGAAGTGGTCTACGACCGTCCTCTGGATGGCATGTTCCTGAAAGACGATGCGCCGTTCATACAGATTTGCCCTATCCCGACCTACGATTATTTTTTCGGATACTCCGAAGTCGAGCGGCTCACATCCGTTCAGGATGCCATCAGCGACCGATGGGACGAAATCACGCACATGATGGCGCTGCAAGCGCATCCGCCGAAGAATTTTTCAGGGTTCCCCGGCATCACCGATGAGATCGCGCTCGCATTCGACTCCCCCAACGGGCAGGTGAACAGCGAGATGCCCGGCGCCAAGGTCGACAACATGGCGCCCGATATCCCGAATGACCTGTTCCGGGAAATAGACCGGCTTGAGCAGATGTTCGAGGATATCTCAGGCATCAACGGAGTCATGCAGGGCAAGGGCGAACAGGGCGTGAGATCGAGCGGCCACGCATCGCAGCTCGCGCGCCTCGGATCATCGCGCATCAAGAAGCGTGCGCTGATCGTAGAAGATAGTCTGGAAAAACTCGCTACGTTGTACTTGAAGATCAAACGCAAGTACGATAAAACCAGACTCCGTGCTCAAGGCGAAAAGGACGAACGAGGAGATCAGTTCATACTGGACCAGTTCACCGCGCAATGTGTGGTGCGTGTCGATGCACATTCGAACTCACCGATATTCAACGAGGATCAGACACAACTGGCGTTTGAACTGTTCAAGGCAGGCAGCATCACCAAGGAGCGATTGCTCGAACTGGTGGCGGTCCCGATGCGACAGCAACTGCTGTTTGATCTGAAAGACCGGATCGAACCCGCCGAACAGGCCAAGGCTGAACAGGAGCGACAGGACAAGATCATGGAACTGAACGCACATCGAGGAGGACGACATGGCGCGTAAATCCAGACGCGGACGCCACAAGAGGCGCTGAACGTCATGAATCATAGGGGGGCGCATCACCAAAGGAGAGCAACTATGGCCCGCAAGAAGCGCCGTGGGCGGAAAAGCAAGCGGTAATTAACGCTTGACTTACCACCTAAAGACCGAGTATGAGTGGATCACTCCACCATATCTCGGTCTTTCTTATGAAGAACAAATTGCCTCACGGAAATCAGTATAAAAAATACGAAGTACTTTCTAGATTCTTAGAGAAAGTTGATCGTAAATCAGATCAAGAATGCTGGCTATGGACGGGCAGCAAAGTAAACCGGGGATATGGACAGTTCAAATTTACGCCAACCAAAAACATCAGCGCGCACCGATCGGCATATCTGCTGATGATTGGTGAAATTCCAGATGGACTGCATGTATGTCACAAGTGTGACGTGAAAACATGCGTGAACCCCAGTCATCTGTTTCTAGGAACAGGTGAAGAAAATCATGAGGACAAAAGATTAAAGGGGCGAGCCAGAAATCAGCATTGGAGGGTCAACATGTCCATCTGTATCAGAGGCCATACCGATGCATGGGCAGTGACGCCTAATGGGACCAGGTATTGCAAAAGGTGCGCAAGAGAACGAAGGATAATTCGTCCTATTTGACATCTTCGGAAACCTTGAGCAATGCTCGCGCCCGTATATGGCAGCATCACCTCAAGTCATGCAGGCGCTGACCGCTGGAAAAGGCGGTCCCGGCGCACCCCCTGGAGCCGCTCCGCCCGGTGCCGCTCCCATGATGGCCCCGACGCCGCCCGCAGGGTTGCAGGAAGGGGCAGCGGTCCAAGTCCTGATGGCTCAGAAGATCCTTGAGAAGTCCTTGGCCGCATTCGGTTCAGGAGATCCGAAGGGCAAGGCCATCATTCAGGCGCTCGGGTCACTGGGGAGAGCCTTCGGCAAGAAGGAATCCAAGACCGAGGAACTGATGCCTGCCGAGATGAAGGAAATCACGCAAGCATTGGCTGGCCCCGGTGCCGGTCCGAAGCCTGCCGCACCACCGGCGCCGCCCGCAGGCGGGCCGCCTCCCGGTTAATTCACAGGAGTATTGTTCATGCCCGGTACAAAGCTGTTCAACCCGTCTGATGCGCTCGCGCCGCGCGACCCGCAGAACAACGAGACCACCAGCGCGTTTGTCGTCAATCCGCCCCGATACGCGCAGCTCGGCGGTCTGTCTGGCCCGTCCAAGAAGGGCATTCGCAAGAATGACATGACGGTACGGTTCCCCGGATCGACGATCCGGAAGATCCCGGTTTCCTGAGCGTAGTGGGGGGTATGTATGTCATCACTTGAGAACATGACGGACGTGGAACGCGAGGCGCAAGCCCTGCGACTGCTGTTCAATCATCCGGAAGTCGGCATGCAGGCGAAGCGCCTGTACAAGAAAGCCGTGCCGGACGCGAAATTCCCGGAACTGGACATCGACGACAAGATCCGCGCCGAGCGCGATGAGTCCTCGAAGCAGATTCGGGAACTCAACGACAAGCTGGTCAAGCGAGAGATCGAGGACGCACGCGGTAAAGAGCACGACAAGTTGCGCGCTCGCGGCCTCGATCCTGAGCGAGTCGAAAAGGTGATGACCGAGAAGAACATCGCCAACTATGAAACGGCCGCTTCATACGTGGAGATGGAGGCGAAAATCGCCCCGCCGACTCCCGCATCGGTCACGCCGATTTCGCTGCCGGATGATTTCAAGAAGATTTCCGCCAACCCTCGCGGGTGGGCACGTGAACAGGCGTTCAAGGCGGTGGATGAAATGATCGCCAAGAGGACAGCGTAACGGAACGAGTGGGGGGCACTCGAAATTTTCAATGCAAAACGATAGGAGTTTCCCCTCATGCCAGTTTTAGGCGCAGGCATCATCCCGTCAGGGTCGATCGCCAACGAGCTTACGTATGTGACCCGTCGCGCGTTCATCCCCAAGATGGTCGTGCAGATCTACAACACATCGCCGTTGCTGGCCGCGTTGCTGGCCAATGCGCAGACGGCATCGGGTGGTGTGTCGTCGGTCACGGTCCCGGTTCAGGGTCAGGCGTTCGTCAACACGCAGTGGTCTGATTACTCGGGTGCGTTCTCCCAGCCGATTGCGCAGCAGGGCGCATTCGTCGGTGAGTTCAATCTCAAGTCCCTGATCACGCCGATTCCGTTCCTCGGAATGGAAGGCGCGGTGCAGATGAATCACGCCGTAGTGCCGCTGATCGAAGCGCGCATGAACGACTCGACCAACAACATGGCCGACGCGGCATCGCAGGCGCTGTACAACAACTACACCAACAACCAGCAGTTCATAGGTCTCCCGGGCGCTGTCGATGACGGCACAAACCTGGTGACCTACGGCAACATCAACCGAACCAGCAATCCCTGGTGGCAGGGCAAGGTGTATGCGGCAGGCTCCGTCGCCCCGACTCGCGCGAACGTGCTTCAGTACATCGCGGGTGTGAACAAGAACGGCGCCGAGATGCCAACCATGGGACTGATGGGATTCGGCACATGGACGCGGCTTGCGCAGGATTTCGTGGCTAACGAGTCCTATCAGATCCAGCCGGGCAACGGGTTCGACTCGGATGCCGACAGGCCCCGCTCGGCATTCCGGGCGCTCGATGTGGCTGGTGTGCCGGTCTACGCCGATCCGTACTGCCCCGAGGGCGTGCTGTACCTGATCAATACGAACTACGTGAATCTGTACGTTCACGATCAGGCGAGCTTCGCGTTCAGCGGGTTCGAGTCCCTGTTGAGCAATTACCAGTTGGGTTACATCGGCATCGTGCTGACGCTGGCCGAACTGGTCGTCACCAAACCCAGAACGTGCGGGCGCGTCGGCGGCTACACGTTCTTGACCCTGTAATCGGAGAGGACAATGGCAGAACTCAAAATCGCGGTTCCGGGTCTGGTGTTTCTCCAGCCGGAGCTTTCAACCAGTCAGGTTCCGGTCGCGCTCGGCGCCTCGGGCACGTTCGCAGTTTCTAACAACATCGCAACGCTCACGTTCACGGCAGCGCACAACCTGACATTCACGCCGGCCGCTGGCGTGATGCCGAACTACTTCGTGCAGCTCTCGGGCGCGTCGGCCATGACCGGAACGGGTACCCTGAACGGGCCGATTTTCAGGATTCTGGCGATCCCGTCGGCCACCACGATCCAGATTTACACCACGGTGGCATCTGCGACTGTCACGGGCGCATCGGCAACTCCGGTGTTCATCCCGCTGGCGCAGTCCACGGCCAACAGCGGATTCGCGGGCGGACCGCTGGCCGGTACTCCCGGCGCGGTCACTCCGGGGAACCTGCCGGCATCTAGTTTCATCAACTACTCGCTGGGTCCGAATTGCACGTTGCAGTACAACCCGGATGGAACGAGCGTGATCTGCGATCAGACGACCGGGCCCACACCGTCCGTCGCTCCGGTGTTCCGCACGTTCGGCGTTGCGAGCAGCGCTGGACAGATCTGGATGGATGCGTGCGGCGCCATGGGTATTTTCGCATCTGGTGGCGCAGGAACCAGCCGGGTGAGCGTGGTTCTGTAAACGTGATGAAGGGGGGTTGTGATGGATGATGATGTTGTTTTTGTGCGGGTGATCAACGGGAACGAGAAGGCAGTCACTGGCAGGTTCAACGGACGTGATTTTCACTTCGAGCCTGACAAGCCTGCCGACGTTCCCGAGATCGTCGCGCGACACGTGTTCGGATTCGGCATCGAGGACAAACTGCCTGCACTATCCCGATTGGGATGGGCACGATCCAGTGATGAACTGGATTCCGGAATGCAGAAGCTGGGAAAGGTTGTGTTTGAGGAGCCGCCCGAACTGGTCGAGGCTCCTACCCCGAAGGGCGCGAGGCGCCGCAAGGGGAGCGATGAGACTGGCGCCGCTGGCCCCCCCGTGAACGCTGGTGGGACGGAAGGGGGGAGTTTCAAAGCTCCCCCCAACGGACCCCGGATCGGGCAGCGGTCTGAGGACGATTTCTAACGAGGGTCGGCAATGGCAGAAGTCAGTACAATCCTGAACCAGAATGTGACGACAGGCGATTCTGTCGCCATGTTCTCGGATTCTGGTGGCCGCAAGCACCAGGAAGTGGTCATCCAGACCCAGACGGCCAGTTCTGACCCTGCCACTGTCAATGTCAGCAATCCGCTGCCGGTTCAGGGCAACATCGCCAGCGGAACCAATGACACTGGATTTCCGGTCAAGGTGGGCGGGGTGTTCAACTCCTCGCCGCCGACGCTCACGAACACCCAACGCGGCGACTTGCAGCTCGATACCAACGGATTCTTGAAGGTCAATATCGCAGCCGGCGCCGCTGCGGGTGGCACATCCAGCACGTTCGGAGCAGCCATCCCGGCCACGGGAACGGCCATGGGTGCATCAGACGGCACCAACATGCAGCCGATCCGGGTGGACGGATCTGGGAATCTGAAGGTAAACGTATCGGCGGGCGGGGTTCCAGCCGGCACTGACAATACGGTATTCACGGCGGGCACTACCAACGGACTGCCCATGCTGGCCGTGGCGGACAACACCAATTCGGTAGGTGCCACCACGCAAGGGTATCAGGGCGTCCCCAAGATGACCCTCGGACGCCAGTTGCTGGTTGCGCCGCAGGCCAACATCATCGGTGGATGGTCCCCGTTCACGGCCATTGCCGCTGCATCGAACAACGCGACGAACGTCAAGTCATCGGCGGGCAGCATCGGGTACATTCTGGCTGTCAACGTGACGGGCACGGTGGTGTTCCTGAAGCTCTACAACAAGGCATCTGCACCGGCTCCGGCCACGGACAGCGCGTTGCTGGTGGCCACGATTCCGATTCCGGCCAGCACATCGGGTGCAGGCGTGGCGCTGCCAGTACCGGCCGGCATCGCGTTTTCCACAGGAATCGGTTTTGCCATCACCGCGAACATTGCGACGACCGACAACACTTCCGTTGCCGCGAACTGCGCAGTGGTGAATATCGGGTACATCTAATGGCACTCGTGTTGCTGGCTCAGGCGGCAAGCAACCCGACTGCTCCCGTCGTCTCCGTTTCCACCGTATCGACATCTGCGATACAGGTGAGCCTGACCACGCCCTCCACTGAACCCACATGGGGCATTGGTGGGTATGACATCGCCTACAGTTCGCTGGGACCGTCTGGGCCGTTCACGACCATTACGATACTGGCGAACCAGTTCCCGTATCAGATTTCGTCGCTTAATCCCGGCACCACGTACTACGTGGTATGCAGAGGGTATGACAATTCGGCCAACAACCAGCGCTCCCCGCCGTCGCCAGTGGTCAGTACGACCACGAACAGCGTGTCACCCAGCACGTACTGGATGAATCTGCAATTCGGCACTGGCGATCCTACCAATCCGTTGCAGTTCTCGAACCGCGCGTTCTCTGGCACCAACGGATGGGCTGACCTGATCGGGTATGACAACATATCCGGCCAGTTCCAGCCGCCAGACGCCGCGAAGGGTGCGATCTGGGGAGGCACACCGCCGAATCAGACATCAATTCAGTGCATCGGCGTGACGCCGCTGACGGATCAGACACGCGCCTTGATCACGGGCACCAAACACGACGGCACCACGGGCACCATTTACCGCAACACGTTGAATGTGCCATATGTTGAGAAGCCCGTAGGCGGAATGCAGAACGATTTCATCACGTGGCCCGATACGGTGAACGGCACTCAGGGCATGGTGTACATACGAAAGTGGCTGTACTTGCAGTCTGATTTTTTTCTGAGGATGAGGAACTCAAACACTACGAATAACGGTGTGACCACATCAACTACGGCATTCTTCATCATCGACGAATGCAAGACTGCCATAACTACAGCTAGAATCCAGCTAAGCATTGGCAGGTCAAACGTTTCAGGATTCGCGGATACCACGCAATCGTACTTTCAGATTGACTACGATTCGTTCCCGAGCGGGGTTTATAGCAATTTCCGCGTGTTCGCCATTGGCCCGAATCCTACAGTGACGCCGACCACGGGAAATAACAGCGGTTTTCGGGTGGGTCCGGCTGTTCCCGTGGGTCAGTGGTTTAAGGTGGAAACCGCCTATCGCATGTCGCCAAATCCTGACGGCTGGTGCTGGTTTGCCATGAATGGAACCGAGGTGTTTCTGGCGCAAGGCGCGAACATGGCACCCGCATCAGCCGGTGAGAAAATCAATCGGCTTTTCATGCTGATGCACTACACGAATCTTGACCGCACTTCATCAACGTTCTCATATGACTGCGATCTGTTGCAGGTCGCCACAGCGTTCCCATCCGATGCAACGTCGCGCTCGCAACCGTTGAGCTAACCTCATGCCAGCAACACTCAATCAGGAAGTGACCAACAATGCGCTTGGCGGAGGCGCGACTCTGGCGGTTGGCATCTCGAACACGCAAGCAGGCGCGACGCTGTGCGTGTACGCCGTCTGCACCGGCACTCAAACCCTATCCAGCGTGTCGGACACGCAGGGTAATACGTACACAGTCGGAACCACCGTCAACGAACCGACCAACAACCTGCGCCTAACCCTGGCCTACGCGAAAAACATCGTAGGTGGCGCAGGTGCGAATACCGTCACTGCGACATTCTCCGCCAGCACGAGCAACTCGTTCATCATGGTGGGCGAGTTGCGCGGAGTGACAAGCAATTCGTTCGATAACAGCGGCGGCGCGAATCAGGGCGGCGGCGGTCCCGGCACGGGCGCAAACGCGATCACGACCGGCAACGTGACGCCAACCAATCAGCCCGCGCTGATTTACGCGCTCGCTATGTCATGCGGAAACAACAATGTAACGGCTGGCACCGGCTACACCAGCGGGAGCAGCGCATCCGGAATTCTGTCTAGCGCGATGTCGTATCGGACCGAATACCAGCGCATCACCAGCACATCGCCCATTGCAGCGACGGCCACGCAAAGCACCGGACTTCGCACCAACATCGTCATGGCAATCTTCGATGAGTTAGCATCGTCCGCCACAATTCCAACCATGATGATGCTAGGGGTCGGCTAAATGCTCGTCCCGTTAATTTTCCTGAACATGGACAACACGGCGCCGCCGGTAACGGCGCCCGTGATCCTGGTCAATCCGTTCAGTCAGGCAGTGGTGCCGGGCGGGTCGGCTACGTTTCAGGTCTATGCAACGGGCAATTCTCTGGCTTATCAGTGGTACAAGAACGGCACTGCCATATCGGGTGCTACGGCATCGAGTTACTCGACCCCTGCCGCCGTGTACGCAACGGACAACGGCGCACAATTTACCGTGGTGGTCAGCAACACGGCCGGTATTGCTACATCGACCGCAGCGATTCTCACCGTAGTTATCCCGCCCGTCGTGCCGGTCAGCAATCCGGCCATCGTGCTCAGCGGGTACGTGACGCAGGTTCGCCGAATGCTGCATGACCTGTCTGCGCAGATGTGGCCCAATCAGGAACTGATCGACTACATCAACGAGGCGCGCAACCGCGTCGCTCAGGATACCAAGTGCCTGCGGACACTGGTCACCGGCATCAACCTGGTTCAAGGTCAGGACATGTATATCCTGAACAACGTTCTGAACCTGTACCAGAACCGCGTGATAGATGTCATGGGGATTACGCTGTACTGGGGCGCCAGCCGGTTCAAGATGACCTACAAGCCCTTCACCGAGCTGGATGCCTACGTGCGCACGTGGCAGAACTATCAGTCCCGACCGGTGATGTTCTCGCGCATGGGCGGAACCTCGATATTCGTCGGCCCCGTGCCGGATCAGACCTATGTCACCGACTGGGACGTGGCGCTGATCCCGCAGCCGCTGGCCAGTGACACCGACGTTGAAACGCTCAGCCCGCCGTTCACGGATCTAGTGAAATACTGGGCCGCGTACCTGGCCAAATTCAAGGAGCAGTCCTTGGGCGAGGCGCAGATATTCAAGAACGAATACATGTCGATGGGTCGCATCGTCGCGCGAGCCTACATGACGCGGGTTGTTCCAGACCCGTACTTGCGGTGATGTCATGTCCGAACAGGCAGTAATGCGCGGCGAGCAGAAGCGAGCCACCAAGTATTTCAATCGCTGGAAGGGCGTAGTCAACCGATCTGCCCGCAATGCGCTGCCCAATGACGCATGGTATTACCTAGAAAACATGCAACCCATCGGGGACGGAAACAACGTACCCGTGGCCAATATCAGCTCCATGCTGGTGGATTTCGGCGCATCGCTGGTGTACGCATCGACGTACATCAACATTCTTGGCACCGATTACCTGATCACCGTCACCACTGACGGCAAGGCGTTCGCCTACAACATCGGATCGAACACCAACACCCAGATTGCGACCGGCCTGTCGGGAGCAGGAACCCGCATCGCGCAGTGGAAAAACCAGCAGGCGCTGTTCATCGACTCAACCGGGTATTTCCACTGGGACGGTACCACCTACGCCGCTATCACCGGCACAGGCGTACCCACCGCAGGGACGGATATCGCCGTAGCATTCGGGCGCGTGTGGATCGTGAACGGGCGGCTCCTCTCGTTCTCGGGCGCCGACATGTACGATGCGACCGCGTGGACCGTGGCGAACGGATCTGGCGCGCAGGCTCTCACCGACCCGACGTTACGCAATGCCGTCACCCGGCTGCTCGCCGCCAACGGATACCTGTACATCGTCGGCCCGTCATCGGTCGCAGTCATATCGGACGTGTACGTACCATCGGGAGCGAACCCGCCTACGCCGCTGTACTCGAACCTGAGTGTGCAATCGATCATCGGTTCTGACCAACCGTTCAGTTTTTTCGCGTTCAACCGCATGGTGATGTTCGCCAACCGATACGGCGCATGGGCCATGTCGGGCGTGCAGGCTCAGCGGATATCTGAGGACATCGACAACACGTGGAAGTACGTCGATTTCAACCAGCAGATTTCAGCCGGGCAGGTGGTATCGAACAACATCCTGTGCGCCGCGTTCCTGATAAAACGCCTGAATGACCCGGTATTCGGGTCGAACCAGGTACTGGCCATGTACTCCGATGAAAAGTGGTGGTTCGCCAATTACGGCACCGTGTCGTTCATCGTGTCGGCCATCGCGGGAAACATCCCGTCGATATTCGGATTCATCACCAACAAACTGTACAAGCTGTTCTCTGACTACACGACCGCGCCAGCCACGACATCCATGACTCCGCTGTGGGCGATGGATGACCCGCTGTCAGACAAGGAAATCATCCGCGCTGGGTTCGAGGCCACGGTACGCAAGTATTCCGGCACGTTCCAGATGAACATCGACACGGTGAACTCATCCTCAGTTGCCATCCCGAACGTTAACCTGGGATCGGTGCAGTTGATAAACAACTTCAAACAACCAGTTTCATTGATTAATAATTACGGAGCATATGTGCAGTTATTCTCCGGTACTTACCTGCTGTACAACTCCGATGCGCCGGGCACGTTTCAGAAATTCGTCGGCGCTACGATAAAATCGAGCGGCTGCATTTACCAGTTGAGCGCCATTTACATGGATTACAAGCTTCGCGCGAGGTGGACCGGTGGCTAAACCAGTGACAGGGTTCGTGGTATTCGGACCGCAGGCGGGGCCGATCAATACCGGAGATTTTGACGGCAATTACAACCTGCTCGCAGGCGCCGTCAATGACATGCTCAGCTACTCCAATTTCCTCGTGGACTCATCGCCGAGCGCCAACCTGATCACCGTCACGGCAGCGGCTGGGCTTGCGTATGCGTATACGGCAGGACTGACCCTGCTCGTGCAGATCGCCAATACCAACACATCTGGAGCGGTATCGTTGAACCTGAATGCTCTGGGTAACAAGGCCATCGTCAACGCAGATACCACTCTGCCGGGAATCGGCGCATTGCAGGCGGGCATGGTCATCCCGATGACCTATGACGGTACGCAGTTCCGGCTCACAGGACCGCAGTCGAACAACATCGTGGGCGGTGTCGCGCTGTTTTCCAACGGTTCGCCGACCAGTCCGTCGGTATCGTTCCTCAACAGTCCCGGCATGGGGCTGTACATGTCGGGCGTGAATACGCTTGGGTTTTCCACTGCCGGCATCAATCGGATGTCCATCGGTCCAACCGGCACCGTGACCGTGGCGGCGCCTACCAGCGGGGTATCGTTCCAAGCGGTAGCGGCAGCCGGAGCGAGCCAGTACGCAGGATATTTCAACGCGCCCAACACGGCAGGGCAGTCGTTCGGAGTCCGAATCGCCGCAGGCACCAACACCAGCGATTACGGGCTGAATATCACGAACGCGTCCAACGCAAATCAGTTGTTTTCGGTGCGTGGTGACGGCCAGTGTTTCGCATGGGAGCAGCTCGCCGGCATCAACGCGCTGAAAACCGTTCCAACCAACGATACCGGATCGTTCACCATGACCGGAGTGGGGTTCTCATCGGCACCTACAGCAACCATCAAATGGGCGCGCGTCGGGGATCTGATATTCCTGAGCTGTCCGGCAGGCATGAGCGGGACATCCAACGCAACCACGTTCACCGGAACCGGCTTGCCGTCACTCCTGTTCCCAGCGTCGACTCAGACAATCGGATCACAGGTGTACACCGACAACGGCACCAACGCTCAAGGCAAGGTGCAGATAGCCAGTACCGGAGGATTCACGTTCTACAAAGACCCGGCATTCACGGGATGGTCATCGACCGGAACCAAAGGCTTCGCAGGGGGCTGGACATGCATTTACCAACTGGATTGACGAAATGGACGACCCCTCAGAGACGATTTCACTTTGGCACCTGTCGCAAGCCTTGCTTGGCACCATGATGGCATTCCTTGTGTGGCTCGGTAAGCGACAACTCAACCGTCTGGACCGGCTCGAATCTCACAAGGCCGACCGCACCGAAGTCGATAGCGTAGAACACAAACTCGACTCCATGGCCAAGCAAAACGAAGAACGGCACCGCTACGTCACCGATCGGCTGGATCGAATTCTCGACAACATTACGAGGAAATGATGCCATCCCTCGATGCATTCCTCGGTATGAAATACGGTGACATGAACGCCATGTCCGCGTGGCTCATGGCGCACCAGATCCGACATACCACCTACGCCAAGGCCGCGTCTCTCCGGGGCATCTCGATCACGAACTTCTCGATCACCTCATACCCGGATGATGACTGGTTTGCCAATCACATGACCGCGCATCTGCTCGTTCAGCCATTCGCGGTCTACGATCCGTCCGTGTCCCTGAACGCGCTTCAAGATGCCACGTGGGACGATGAGTCCAGTTTCGCTGACTGGCACCAGATGCATAACCTGATCCATCAGCGGCTCGACCAGGGACTTGGAATATTCAGCGTGCAGTGATGGCAGTCACCCGCGACACCACGTTGACACCGGAGCAGGCGCGAGCGATTTACGCATCGCTTCCCGGCCCGACCCCTGCGCAGATGCAGCAGTATCAGCAGCAGCTCGATGCCTACAACGCGCGCATGGCTGCGGCGACTCCGGAATTTCGGGCGCGGGTCGAGGCGCTGGCCGCTCAAGGGGGCGGGCCACGGGGTCTGAACGTCGGCCCGCCGATGATGCCCATGAGTCCGCAACAGCAGCAGTTCACCGACTGGCTGGGCAACGGCGGGTTTCGGACTGGGTATAGCTGGACCGGCCAGCAGGTGAACTCTGGCGGGTTTGAGGGGGCCATGGAAACCGTGACCCCGGTGCTGACCGCAGCCATGGGCGGGGCGGTGCTGGGGCCGATGCTGGGCGCCGCAGCCGGGGCGACATCGGGCGGCATCGCATCGGGGGCGATCACCGGAGCGACGACCAGCGCATTAGGCTCAGGGCTCACCGGATCGCCGTTGACGGCAAAATCCCTGGCAACCGGGGCGATTCAGGGCGCCATCGGGGCAGGCGCGACCGGCAAGGTCTCCCCCATGATCCAGCAGGCAACCGGCCTCGGGCCGACCGCAGCCAACGCCATCACGCAGGCCGGGGTGGGCGCGCTGGGGGCCGGTCTGTCAGGGAAAAACGTGCTGGCCGGCGCCGCAGGCGGGGCCGCAGGGTCGCTCGTGTCCTCGAACCTGAACCAGTACGGGGCATCTCCGCTGATCGCCGGCATGGGGGGCTCTCTGGCAGCCAATTTGACCCGTAACGCCATCGGCGGGAACAATTCATCCTCATCGGGCGGCGGGTCTACACTGTCACCCGGCGTCAGTCCGCCTACAGGAGGCAACGTGCCTACAAATCCATTGACCAGCATCTCAGGGCCGCAACAGGCGCAAGTCGGCTCAGGCGACGGCACAGGCGGTTCCTCGGGGGGATTCTGGGGATCACTCGGAGCCGGACTTGCCGGGAGTCTGGGGCTTGATCCCAACAACCTGCTCGGATCGCTGGGCAGCAATCTGGGGCAGGCCGTCCCGTATGCTGCTGTAGCGGGTCTGGGCATCAATCAGGCCAGCAAGGGACGCCAGCAGGATCAGCAGTACATCGACCAGATCAAGGCGCTAGGCCAACCGTTCACGCAGGCTGGCACTACCCTGCTCAACAACGCCATGGGCGGCAAACTCAGCCAGACCGACCAGAATGCGCTGAACACGGCCACATCGCAGGGCAATACCCTGCTCAGCTCGGCCAGCGGCCTGTCATCCATCGCGCAGCAGGCATTCCAGAACTATCAGGCCGGCAAACTCCCGCAGGCCGACGAACAGGCGCTTGCATCCCAGATCGCCGCCCAGAAGCAGGCCGTACGCCAGCAGCTCGCCAGCGCAGGTATCACCGACTCGACCATCCTTGCCGGTCAGGATCAGCAGATTGACAACCAAGCCAGCATTTTGCGCCAGCAACTGCTCGATCAGCGGTTCGCCACAGGCAATCAGGCTTACGATCGGTGGCTGACTGCCACCCAAGCGGGCCAGCAGACCATACGGCAAGGTCAGCAGTTCGCCAGTCAGCAGCTCCAGAACATGATGCAGAACGCATTCGCGTCAGGCTCGCTGGGCATGGGGGCCATGGAAAACGCCATCCAGACGGCCATGCAGACCGATGAGCGGTATGCCACCCAGGTATCGGACCTGCTCGGCACTCTGGTCAGCGCATACGCCTACCAGATCGCCAAGAAAAACGCGGGCCAGACGCAAGGCGCGGGCACATCGGGCAGCGGTGGCAGCGGCAGCTCGGTGGGCAAAAACCTCGCGGGTCTGCTCGGCGGGTCCGGGAGCAGTTTCGTGAACAGTCCGGAGCATCAGCAGTTCTTGCAGCAGGACTGGTCAAACCTGCAAAACGAGCTGAACCTGCAAGGCAACGTGCTCGGGAATACCATTGACCAGAACCTCAGTCAGTACGGGCAGGATTACTTCAGCAACATGACGCCTCCTGACTTGGGCGGAGGGATGTGATATGCCAGACATGACGCCAGCACCAAGCCTCACCGCACCTGATGCAGACATGGCGATGCTGCAATCCGAATTGCAGGACGACAAGGCAAACACCGCTGCCGATGTAGCGCATCGGGATCAGGAGTCCAGTTCACTGTCTCGCATGATTGCGGATTTCAATCCGGATGCCGCGACCGGTCCGCGTCCTACCTTCGATGACCCGGTTCCGCAAGAACACTTCGCCGATGTGATGAAGCAAGCGCCCCTCCTGATGGGGCTGGCCGCTATCGGCGGGGCGTTCGGCAAGATCCACGGCATGGCGATGCTGCAATCAACCAATGCCATGATGAAGGGGCTGATATCGGGAAGCGACAAGCAGTACAAGGAAGCGCGCGAAAAATACGATCAGGATTATAACCAGTACATCGCAAAATCGCGCATGTGGTCCGATGTCTACCGCGCGTACACGCAGGCATACAAGGGTTCCATCGACGCGCAGCAACGCGCCGTCGCGGCCGCCAATGCAGCCGTAGGGATCGACCAGCGGCAAGAGAAGATGACGCAGGATCAGATTGCCAAGCGGCTGCAATTGAACGGCATGATAGAGAAAATCAATGCGCAGATTGCCCGGTGGAATCACCAGAACATGACGGATGCCATAAAGGCTGCTGCCGCTCAGACGAAGGCGGACGCTGCCGCGTCTGGCAAGAGCGGCGCACGCGGAGGCGATGAACCGCTGTCAGAACGCGCGAAACAGTTGCAGGGAGAATTGTCCCTGCATGGCGTGGCGATACCTTCAACCGCGCGAAGCAAACAGTTGCAAGTGGTTGCGCTCAACTCGATTGTATCCGAACACCCGGATAAGACTCCCGCACAATTAGCGGAGGAAATCAGAGGTCATTCCCTGAAGCTCAGGGCTGATCAGGCCTCGGCGCTGATGCTCGGTCGAAAGGAAGCAGCCGTTGCCAGCGGATTCAATGCGCTGGTCAGACCGAACGGCATTTTCGATCAGTTGGACGCCACTGCATCGAAGATCAATTTCGGCGACTTGAAAGTCATCAGTCAGTTGAAACTCTTGGCGCAGGGACATGCCGTAGCTGATCCGACGCTTCAGGCATACAAAACGCTCATCGAGGAAGCACGCACGGAACTCACTCAGGTATTGTCCCGTACTGGGGTTCCATCGGATGCCGTGAGACGACAGACCGAGGAAATGCTCCCGCTAAAATCCTCTTATGCTGAACTCAAGGCGTCCATCCAAGCGTCAAAACTCGTCGCGCAATCGGTCAGCGATGGCAACGAAGCCACCATTGCAGCGATCGCAGCGGGCAAGCCCATGATGAGCATCGCGCATGACCTGGGTTTGCCGCGCAACCCGGCAAATCCCAACAACGGATACAAAAAGGGCGATAGGTCGAAGGACAAAAACGGCAAGGTGATCGAGTACGACGGGAACAACTGGGTGTATCCACAATGACCCCGCAAATCGTTCCGCAGGACAACCTTCCGCCGGAACTGCAAACACAGGCGCCGACTAATCAGCCTGCTCCATCTCAGTCGCCTGCATCAAACATCGTGCCGTTAGACATGCTCCCTCCGGAGATCACCCAATCCACGTCTGAGAAACCGGCGGCGGAAAACGCAAAGCTCGGACCGGAGGCAAGCGCCATCGTGCGTCCGCTGGTCAAGGGCACCATTGGCGCCATGTATTTCCTGTCCGATCAGTTGGTGAACGCTTACAACCTCGTGGCAGGTCACGAAGATCCAACCAGCATCCTGTCAGCGATTACGCATGTGCCGGGAATGCCCAAGTACATTGAACCAGCTACCCCGCAGTTGGAACGGATGCTCGATAAGTACACCACCAAGCCTGACAACGCTCTCGGCAAGATCATGGAGGAAGTCAACAGCGTAGCGGCGACTTCTGGCGGGAGTCTTGCACTCGATGCCGTGAAGGCCACGCCGCGCGTGATCAACAAAATCGTGAGCAGGTCCGCCGAACTTGCGCAGCAGCATGGGATTGCAATCCCGCCGTCATACATCGGCGGTCCGGTCTCGAAAACCATGCAATCGTGGGCCGGAAAAGCTCGCGTGGATCGAACATTCGCCGAGAAAAACGAAGCGGCCATAGACAGGCTTGCCAAGCGCGACATCGGGTTGAACGAACACGCATCGCTGGATGAAGAAACTATTGATGAGTTGCGCGATCACCATAACCTCGCGTATCGCAAACTGGCGAGTCTTGGCGCCATCAAGGCAGACACCAAATATGTTAAAGATGTTCTAGCCGCTGGCGACAGGTTTTCAACGCGTCCCACCAGTTTCGGCGGACAGGCCAGATTTCCGGCTATCGCTCAGGAAAAAGACGCTTACCTGGTCAACGAATTCACCGCCGATCACGCGATTACAGCAGTACGGCAGTTGCGCCAACTGTCGCGGGCGAATCTTCGAAATTACGACGTGGACAAAAACGCACTCGGGTATGCGCAGCGGCAAATCGCCAACGCCATAGAGGATCAGATGGAGAGGGTAGCCGTAGCGTCTGGAAAACCAGAAATCATGAACGCGGTTCGCAATGCTCGCGTGCAGCTCGCCAAAATCGCGAATGTCGAGGATTCACTCGGCGCAGGTGGACACGTCAACGCAAGCCAGCTCGTGCGCATGTTGGACAAAGGCGCGCCGCTCGATGGGGATCTTCTGACGATTGCGCGCGTTGCCAGAGATTTCCCTGAAGCCACCCGGTTTGTGGCAGCCAAAGGCACGGAGGGACCGTGGTCGCGCATTGATTTTCTGCTCGGCGGAACCGGCATTCTTGAGGGGCACTTGGGACCGGCGGCGCTGGTAGCTACCCGCCCTCTGGTCGGCAAAGCACTGATGAGCGGCCCGGTACAGCGGTCCATGGTGCGGAGCCTTACCAAACAGGACGCATCGCTGTCCGATGCGGCCAAGTACATCACGCCGTCGATCATCATGAATACCGGGTCGCTCGGGACCATAGACCCGCCGGATAACTCCGCTCCATGAGCAAGAAAACCGGCATCAACCAGGATCTCGAACGAGCCATCAAAGCCATGCTCGTGCAGGTCAGCAATGACCCGGAACTGACGTTGAAGGACAAGCTCGATATCGTCAATGCGGGCATGAAATTCGAGGCGCTGAAAATCAAGGCCAACGAAGGGGCCGGATTCGGCGGGGCATTTGGCAATCAAGGTGCAGAAACGGGGGGCGACGATGGCGAATTTGAGTGAACTGGCAATCGGTGTTAGCGTGGGCTTAAGTGTGCTCAAACAGCGGGTTCTTACCATGCTGGCGCTGGTGATGACTTTTGGTCTTTTTTGCTGGTCCATGGCCCTAGGCCAGTGGATACACTTCGCAATTGCGGGGGCGTTCGGACTCAGTATTTTCTTACCCGTGCTCTGGCACGAAAAACCGGCAGGTATACCCCATGAAGATGAAAGATAAGGAACAGTACACCGTATCGAACAGCATCGTATTCCGGCAGCGCACGCCGACCAATCCGCGCATTGCGGACTTCGCGCCGTCGATGACGTTCGACTACTCGCGGCAGATGCCGGTGATGCCTGACGGAGACGCAAATACGCTGGTGGAATCCACCCAGACGTACAAGCGCCGCTTCTTCCGGACCATGAACGAGACTGGAAAACCGTTCGCGCTGATGGATACCGAAATCGGCGGATCACCGGACACCCCGTCACGCCCGTTCATCAAGCGCTCGATCAAGGGGTAACTCATGGCTATCCTTGGATTCACTCCGCAAACCCAGACCGTCGCTATCGTCACCAGCGGCACGGCCAGCACTGCTACCACTACGACGGTAAACTTCCCCGGATCAGGCGGCGGCGCCATGGGCCCGTTCAATCAGCCGCAGATCGCCCGCGTGGTTAACGCTGGCGCAACTACCGTGTTCATATCCTTTACACCTGGGTCACGGACCGCCGTCATACCAACGGCCGGAACCAACCAGCTTGAATTTCCCGTCCTGCCAAACACGATGGAAAAATTCAACGTACCCGTAGGCAATACCTCGGTGAACATCAACACCATCAGCACGGGAACATCCATCCCGATTTACGTCACATTCGGCGAAGGCGTCTGATGTCCGACCTCATCGACCACATATCCCGGCAACTCCAGGTTGAGGAGGGCGTAAAACTGCGCCTGTACAACGATACCAAGGGTATCCTGTCAATCGGGGTCGGTCGAAATATCCAGGCCAACGGAATCCGGCTCGATGAGGCGCAGCTCATGCTGGCCAATGACATCAAGGATTCGGTGAGATTCCTCGAACAGTTCGCGTGGTACACGAAATGCTCCGATGTGCGCAAGGCCGCTCTCATCGATATGTCATTCATGGGAGCCGAGAAACTGCTGCACTTCGTTAAAATGCTCTCCGGCATCCTGCACGATGACTACGAACAGGCTGCAGCCGAAATCATCAACAGCAAGTGGGCCGCCGATGTCGGCCCGCACCGATCCATGCGCGTTTCCAACATGATGCGCACCGATCAGTGGCCGACTGATATTGCATACACCTGATACACCCGATACACCTGACAGGATCTCAACATGTGGCTGTGGAATATGTGGGTATCTCACGGAACGAAGATGATAGGGTTCCTACAAGGGACCATCGCCGTTGTCTCTGGAATCAGCGGAATCATCCCGGCTGAACAGTTGAAATACTGGCTGCTCGCCTCCGGCCTGCTGACGTTCTACCGCGGGTTTTTTAACACGAAGCAGAATGAGGGTCAGTCATGAACATTCAGGATGAGGAAAAGGTGGTTGAGGAGAAGATCCGCGACGCATGGGCCTCGAACAAGTGGCGCGTCATCGCCATTGCGCTGTTCCTGCTGCTCGTTATCGTCGGAACGAAGGCATTTGCTGGAATGTAGTCGTGTGGGGCTTGATCTTCGCCAAATACGGGAGTGTGCTTTGGAAACTCGCCGCCCTGCTGCTGATTCTGGTATCCGGGGCGATCTTACTCCATGCGCGCGATCAGTCGTTCTTCAAACAGGGCGAAGCGCGGGTGCAGGCAAAGTGGGACGCCGAACGGCTGCGCATCGAAAAAGCAGCCGCAGCGCAGACGGCCGCTTCACGCGAGATCGAGGCTCAGAATCGGGCGCGCAACGCGGAGGTGGTCAATGACCTATCGAATAAGCTGGACGCCGTTGTTGCTGACCGCGAGCGTATTTATCAACGCCTGCGCGCACTCACCGCCCCAGCCGGTGATCATCCCGGCCGTGTGCCCGAAGCCTCAGTACCCGCCGCAGATCTTCCAGCGGCCGGAAACGAAGGCGATGCAACGCTTGACGGACTACTTGCAGACGCCATCGCCGAGTGCCAAGCCAACGCACTCCACCAGTCCGCGATGATGGATTCGCTGGGGTTGAGATGACCGGTGGTATTCCCACTGGTGGGAATGACATGGACGAAGACTTGCTGTCCGATCCTGAAACATTTTGGAAGTCGATAATGCGCGCCGTGAATAGCTGGCCGCAGGTGGAGGATGAGACTCTCGAACTGCCTGACCAGGAACCTATTGTTTAGCGGAATGAAGCGGGGACTCAAAGCGAGAGGTCAGGCTCATAACCTGTGCCGCGCGGGTGCAAGTCCTGCCCCCGCTTCCAATCTGGTGCCGGCATGAGCTGGGCACGGACTTATTCGCACACCGTTGCCCTGTCCGTCGATCTGCTGCTGTGTTCGTGGCTGTGGAACCGGACTGATGTGACCATTTCCAGCTTGTGCTGGCTGCGGATGCAGGGCCAGCCGAACCGGCGATGGAGGGCGCTGGCATGGTTCCTCGAACACATAGACCGCGGGCATCTGGAAGGGGCGCGTGCCGCCGACATCGCGAGGGCGAGAGCCGCAATCAGCCTGCTGGGCGGCTGATTCGCGCCCAGCGCCCCGCTGCGGGCCGATCCCGGCGAACCCGGTACAAGTGGGTGCCTGCGCCGATCGCCGCTCCTGGGGCGTCTGGGTCGGTTGGGCGTCAAGCCGACTGGACGAATTCTGGCCAGGTGTCGGGCGGAGGGTCACTGACTCTCTGCCACGTTCAGAACGAGTCTCGCAGTTGATATTAGGTCTCTCGCTTCTTCGACAGAGGCCCCAGTGACAAGCCATCCAGCTCGAATAAACCCCTCTATTTGCCCCACCGCTCGGCGCAATATCTGGTTGGTTCGAGCGCTTTCAGCCTCAACCTCAGCGATTCTCTGGCAATCATCACGGTGTGCAGCGTGCAACAGTTTGATTGCGTTGAGCGTCTGCTGCGGATTGTTGCACCCATCTGGCGGCAGCCCCAATTCTTCGTCAATTTTCGCAAGTGTAGAAATCGCTTGTAAAAAAAGATCATTTGTACTCATAAAAAAAGCCTCATTTGAGAATATGCCGCGTCATTAATTCATTCATGTTCGTTCCTTGCATAGCTGACATGCAGTGACGCGCGAGCCATCCAACCATCCCGGCAATGCTCCTTAAATCCCAGCATGTAACCCTCCGATGGCGTCGGACCCATGTCCGGACGGATTGCCTGCCATCGCTTGGTGCGCATCAGATTCCACCACACCTCAAACAACGCTTCCTCGTCTGTCATGTTTGTTCCGTTCTGTGCTGGGGAACGCTTCGATCATAGGTGACATGCAGAGATGCCCGCGCCTGCCAGCCTAGCCAGTAGTGTTCCTTGAATCCCATCATGTACTCGGGCGACGGTGCCTGCGCGCCTACGTCGGGGCGCTGCTTCATCCATCGCTCCGTGCGCATCAGGTTCCACCACACCTCGAAAAGGGCTTCTTCGTCGGTCATTCCGGCAAGCCTTTGACCAGATACCGGATCATCGCCTCGGCCTGTGTGTCGTCGAGCAGGTTCGTGCCGCACGGCTCGTGCCGCGCAGGCGGCTTCCCCCTGGCGGCGTTGTATTCAATGTTGTAGTACGGATTGAAGCTGATGCCGCCGTCGGGCCTGAAATTCTCCGGCAACCGCCATCCAAGGAAGCGATTGACCATGTGCTTGATTTGCTCGTCATTCATAGACTTACCTCACTTCGATTGCGGTGTTGCGCTGGGAACGATTCCAAGCGCGGCTCGAATGTCGGTCTTTGCTTTCTCGATGCCTGCCTTGTGGCCTTCCTGATAACCCATCATCCATACTGTTGCGACGCGGTACAGTTGGGTTGGAGTCATGCCTGCGGGCAATTCAAGGTGTGGGCCGTCCTTCCATGTCAGCACATCGGAAACGCCGTCTATATGGCTCTCAATACCCCGCGTGACGGTGTACCCGCATCGCCTCAGCCAATTGTCGTCTGGCTCACTCATCGACCTGTTTCCTGCGCTAGAACGCCGCTACCGAATTGCACGTTGCAATCGGGGCATTCAAGGATGCTGGCCTCGTCCCAATAGAACGCTTTGCATTGGGGGCACTTCCTGACGCCCGGATCAGCGCGGAAGGCCGCGCCCCAGTTGACCTCGCCATCTTCGTCAACAGCGTTTGCTAATGCGTCAGCGTTGAACGCATCCTGAAAGGCACCTGAGATGATCCGGGCGTGCTTCATGGCAGCTACCTCGTTAGGTGCTTGACGGCCCACATGACCGCTTCTTCGGTCTTGGTGAGCGCAATCGACAGTTCACGGCTCATGTGGGTTTGCTCGCCCACGCTCTTGATCAAGTCGTGCAGTTCTAGGCCCTTGTCCTTGATCGCCTGCATCAGCGCTTTCTCACCTTCCGACAGCACCCGATATTGGTGCCGCATGACGTTGTTCACCGTGCGAGCGTCGCTCGCGGAATCCACTGTTTCGACCATCATCGTCTCCTTCTGTTAAATCAAAAGTTGCGGTCACTCACCGCCTGTTGCTCGCAGCGTCTTAAACCATAGCTGTTTTCGTTCCATCAAGTGTTTCTCCACCTTGCGAGCGCTGCGCGGGCCGTCGTGATGCCAGCCTACCGGGTGCGATAGACGGTCGAATTTCCAGCCCGCTGCCTTGAGCGACACCCCTGTTTCCTGTTTCAGAATGTAGGTCTGAATACGGTCGTAGCCAAGGGCTTTGCCGGCTCGCACGGCCGCGCCGTACAAAAAGGAACAGGCGTTTGGGGTTCCATCAGTACAGAGTCGAGCCACTTCGATCCAGTCGTATTGGTGAGTTCCACCCACAGGACGGCCAACAATAGCGACGCCACACAATTCGCCGCCAGCGGCACGCACACCCAAGCTAAACCGATGACCAGTAACAGGTTTATGGTGGCGATGATGAACAGCAATGTATCCATTGGCTTCCTTCAATTCCATGTGAACCAATTGGAGCGAAGGGA